CTAGGGTGTGGACACATTGTGGACATTCTGACAACCATTTGCACCCTTCAACGGGTTAAGCGAAATCGCATCCTGCAGGTACTGAGGAGCGAAGTGCGCATAGACCATCGTCTGCGCTATCTTCGTATGACCTAAGATCCTCTGCAGTGTGATGATATTGCCCCCGTTAATCATAAAGTGCGTGGCGAAAGAGTGTCGTAACGCATGTGTTGCTTGCCCCGCCGGTAAGTCGGGCTTAACTTCTTTGAGGATTCGCCTGAATTCAGCATAACTGGCATCAGGAAACAGAAAGCCTCGTGCTTTGCCGACTACGTAAGCTGCAACGTCATCAGAGATCGGGACCGTGCGCGGTGTGTTGGTTTTCGTCTTAACGAAAGACACCCGGTTATGAATCACGTTCTCCGCTTTTAGCCTTGCAGCCTCACCCCATCTTGCCCCGGTACTCAGACACAAGACGGCAATTTTACGATTATCACCTGAGAGCGCTGCCAGTAAGGCGTCAATTTCGTCAAGAGTGAGATAGCCTGTTTCAGCAGTCTGCTCTTTCAGTTTTTTGAACCCCCTAAACGGATGCTCGCCGTTATACATTTCTGACTCAATCAGGGTAGTAAACATCCCACCTAATGTAATCAGGTCGCGGTTGATGGTAGTTGGCTTAATACCTTCAGCCCGGCGTTGAGCACAATATTGCGTTATCAGGCTCTTGGTGATCTGGAAAGCGCATGGGTTACCGGTCATCGTTTCGAAACGCTCAATTTTCCTGAAATACGATTGACCGTGTTCCTCGTGTTTACCTTTCAGCTTCCACCATAACTCTTTCAGTTCTGACAGTTGGCGTTTGTCCGTGGGTTTTGAAAGCCATTCCTTTGAGTGATGGTTATATTGAGTATGCTTTTCAAAAGCCATCGCCTCGCTTTTCTTGTCGAACTTCCGACGGATGCGTTTTCCGTTACGCCCAGCCGGTCTAATGTCCACTTCATATCGACCATCATCGAGCTTTTTAACAGACATAAAGCCTCCCGATGATGTTACTGCGTACTTCAATTTCCTGATTTAGATAGCAAAAACTCACTGTGCATTTATTGCACAAAAAAGCGCCGTAAATGGTTAGCCAGTTTTCTGGTCTGAGTGGGGTGACGTTGTTGTCTGCTGCCCAAAGTGCGCGAGAGCCGGTGCAATCTGCCCAGCTTCGGGTGTTATTTGATCAGTCATAAACCACATGGTGTATTTCGTGAAGCGCGGGTGCTGGAGGATTTTCATGATTTGTTCGATTCCCGGCTTTTTGTCGCCGGCTTCATAACTACAAAAAGAACCGTAAACGATTCCAGTTAACTCGCTGAATTGTCTCCTATTTAACCTTTCTGACTCTCTTATTAGCTTGATTTTTTCATGGATCTGTATTGACATAAAATCACCTATAGTTGAACATTATCACCTATCGTAGATTTATATAACCGATGGGTGAATCATCTTTTAGAGCAACTAAACCCTATTTAGAGCAATTAATCACACTAAAGGAGAATCGTAACAGATGAGTAACCAGCTTGTAAGCAGAACAGATGCGGTTCCATATCAGGAATTTGCCCGTCTTATTGGAAAAACTCCCGCAGCGGTTAAAGGGATGATTGAGAAGGGCAAGTTGCCTGTTGTTGAGATGACCGATCCGCAGTCAACGAGTGGGCGCGCAGGGGAATATTGGGTTTATCTGCCTGCCTGGAACAAGGGTATGAAGATGGCATATGACAGCCGCCCAAAGGAAATTCGTGATGGTTGGCTGATGTGGCTCGGATTAGGAGAGCCAGTATGAATAGTGAACCTCGCTGTATTGCACAGTTGCTTCGAAGAGAAAGCCCTAATCCTATCAACTTCACCATCACTCACGGTCGCGGCCGCAAGGGCATAATCATCCGAACCCGTAAGCCGGGCGTTATCGAGAAGGTTCGCCGTCTGGTCAAAAAGAGAGGACTGTGGTTATGAAGGTAATGACACTGGACGTGATCCAGAAACAGCCAATAGCGCTTCGCGGTCTGGTCTGCAAGTATCTGGCTCAGCCTCGCTGGCAGGACACGTGCGATTTTTACAATCAGATGATGGAGCGGGAGCGTCTTACGGTTTGTTTCCATGCTCAATTAAAACAGCGTCACTCTGTCATGCGCTTAGAGGAAATGACCGAAGCAGATCGTGAGCGTCTTGTTTGTGCGCTTGATGAATTGAGAAATGCATTTGCCCGGCACCGCCAAATTGGCTCGTCAAAAGCAACTTTCATCAGTCGCCTGACCGTTAGCCAAAGGCGCTCATTGTTTCTTCATGCGGGACTGACAGAACAGGAATTTATGATGCCGCACTGGCGTTTAAATGAAGAGGACTGTTATTGGCGTGACAAACTTTTCCGCGCTTTGCGAGAACTGTTTAGCCTTTTTGAGTACGCACCAACCATTTTAACCTCGGTAAAACCTGAGCAGTATTTACATTAATTAATCTGGATTCGTTTTATTACGCGCCTTACAGCGTGGGGACTCCTTTTGTCTGGAGAAAGGCAAATGCAAACACAAAACACAGTACCAGATGGCATGTTTTCCGCTCTCCTGGAGCAGGCAGTAAACGAAGCACAGCGCGACCTCGCGACAAGTTTCTCTTCTCGACTTGACGGGCTTATCGCGCATATCAGCAAGTCTGAGCTCAATCGTACCGAGATTATCGAGTTATTAGGTCAAGAGTCGGCAAATCTGCACAACTCAATTTTCGATTGAGCGGGCTAACCACTTTTAAAAGGAAGCCAGAATGAGCATACGCATCGAGATAAATAACCAGTACGTCATCACCAGTGACCGCTATCAATTCATTTTGCAGGAGAAGAAAACCGCAACATCCGGGAAGAACAAAGGCAAGGATTGGCTGGACGTTGTGGGTTACTACCCAACTATCCCTAAGCTTATCTCAGGCCTGGTATTGCATGATCTTTTGACCAGCGATCTTATTGGCTTCTCAGCTTTGGAAGCTCGAATTGAACGCCTGGGGAAGCAATGTCTGGACGCCTTTAAATAGTATGTCCATCGAATCTCGGGGGCGTATTGCCCCCTCGCCACCACCACCATTTTTGAAGGGCACCAGTGATTCATTCGTTGGTGCTTATCCTTGGAATAACGTCAAAAAAGAGGCTATTGGCCGCGACAGACCCCTTACACGTGCCGAACTCCGTCAGGTGCAAGGTGTTTTAAACCGTATTGACCGTCTGCCATTTTTCCTGCAAACGCTATTTACATCTCGTTATAACTTCATCCGCCGTAAAAAGAGCCCTTTAGGTGGGCTGTATTTCCTTAAAAACACGTTTGAGCGCAAGCTGCTGCCGCGTCTTGAGCATGTTAATGAGCTGTGCGGGATGAATGAATCCGCCTCGATTGGGTTTCTGTCCGAGCGCGACCAGTATGCGCGCTTACCAGATATGAATGACAAAGAGCTCAGGAAGTTTGCGGCCAGAATTGCCTCTCAGCTCTGGAGCAAATACGAGGAGTTAAGCGACGCATGGGCAGAGGCTCACGGCGGGAAAGAGACACTTTTCACCGATGAAGCTCAGTCGCACCTATACGGGCAAGTGGCCGGTATTGCTCGCGCATTTAACATCAACCCGATGTACTGGAAAAAATACCGTAAGGGTCAGATGACGATCCGCATGGCATTTTCCGCTATTTCCCGACTGATTAAGGATGAGTGGTGGGTTAACCAGCTCAAGGCGCAGCGTATGCGCTGGTGCGAGGCGCTGCTCATCGCTGCCGGTGAGGTCAATAAAGACCGCTCACCTTACGCCAGCAAAAGGGCGATCCGCGATGTTCACGCGCGCCGCCTGGCTAATCTTGAATACCTCAAATCATGCGAGCTGGAAAACAAAGTCACCGGCGAACGTATCGACCTCATCAGTAAGGTCATGGGGAGTATCTCAAACCCTGAAATACGTCGTATGGAGCTGATGAATACCATCGCCGGGATTGAACGTTACGCGGCCAGCGTTGGTGATGTGGGAATGTTTATCACGCTGACCACGCCGTCGAAGTATCACCCGACTCGTCAGGTCGGCAAAGGTGAAAGCAAAACGGTACAGCTCAATCACGGCTGGAACGAAACCGCATTCACGCCCAAAGACGGCCAGCGCTATCTTTGCCGAATCTGGAGCCTCATGCGCACTGCGTTCAAAGATAACGATTTAGAAGTTTACGGGATGCGTGTTGTCGAGCCGCACCACGACGGCACGCCACACTGGCACATGATGCTTTTTTGCAAACCCGGTCAACGTAAAGCCATTAACGAAATTATGCGTTGTTATGCCCTTAAAGAGGACGGACACGAGAAGGGCGCGGCAAAACAGCGCTTTGAGTCACGCCATCTTAATCAGGGCGGAGCGGCGGGGTATATCGCTAAATACATTGCAAAAAATATCGACGGTTACGCGCTCGACGGCCAGCTCGATCACGACACCGGCAAGCCTCTGAAAGATACGGCCGCAGCCGTCACGGCATGGGCGTCAACATGGCGTATCCCTCAGTTTAAACCGATTGGTCTCCCGACGATGGGCGCTTATCGCGAACTGCGCAAACTGCCGCGTGGGGTGAGTATTGCCTGCGAGTTTGACGACAGGGTCGAGGCCGCGCGAGCTGCAGCAGATGAGGGTGACTTTGAGCGGTACATCATCGCGCAGGGTGGGGCAAACATGCCGCGTGATGCTCAGGTCGTCAGGGTCGCCCGTAAGGTGGCGGATGAGGTTAACGAGTACGAGGAAGATATCGAGAGGGTGGTCGGTATTTATGCCCCTCATCTCGGGGCTAACCGTGTCCATGTAACCCGTACAGCCGAATGGCGAATCGTTCCAAAGGTTTTGGCCGTTGAGCCCTTGACCTTAAAAAGCGGCTCTGCCGCGCCTCGGAGTCCTGTCAATAACTGTGGAAAGCTCACCGGCGGTAGTGATCCAGTTATGACACCCTCACCGTCTGAGCAAGCCGCAGCGGTGTTAAATCTCATTGATGCTGGAGTCGTTGATTGGAACGACCCGGACGTCGTGAAGGTGCTCAGGGACGCGCTAAAGGCGGGGGCTAAACCTCAAAACAGACAGCAAAGAAACAGAGCACCATTAAAACAGGACGACCTCGCCCCTTCAGGTCGTTTGACCAAATCGCAGCGCGACCAGATATCACGTATCCGGTTTGCCCTCACACAGCAAGGCATTATGCCGGAATGGTGGGAACTGGATTTACTGGCGAGAGGTGCGACGGTGACATATGCCGAGAAAAAATTCAGTTATACGGTTGCTGATGAATGTCTGGGCTATTCAACAATACAGTCTCGTGGCGAAATGCTGGGGGATTTAGGTATTGGGCCGTGGAACTACTATAATTTTTGATAGCTAAAGTTTTTCATATGTTAATGGTTAGGAGTGAAGTAGTTACGCATTGTAAGTAAATTTTGGGTGTAACTCGTGTTAGGGCTGTGATGTACATCATGTTATCAAGTGTATGAAGTTATTTAATTATTGCCTAATATGCGATTAAGCGTATACGATTAATATCAATTGTTTATAATGCAAATTGCCCTTGGTATTACATGGAATGGAGCGTTTAAAGTGGAAAGAATATTTACAGCCAGGCCTTTCAAAACACGAAATGCAGATGAATATGATATCAATACACTCCTAAATCTTTTTGTTAATCCGCTGATTGGTTTGTCCACTCCATTTGATTATGAAAATTCGATTGTTAAAGGGCGAATGGGGTCAGGGAAAACGATGTATTTGAGAGCCAATCAGGCATTTTATTTATCAGCTTTGTTACCTGCCCTGATGGAGGGTAATGATGAAATAATCCTTCCAATCATGATAAAGCTAAATGACTTCCAACACATATCAGATCCAGATGAAATATATAAGCAGATTGTGGTTAAAATAGTGGAGGAGTTGGTTTCAATTCATCATCATTTGGAGGGGACAAAAAATTTAGTGAGTATTCATGGGAATTTAAAAATGATCCCTCGAAGTTTAATTGCGCGGCATAAAAATTCAGAGATGATGTTAAAGATATCAGAACTGAGTAGTGATGAATATTTAAAAAAAGTTTCACTGGATAAGCAAAACAAGGCATCTATGAAGTTCAATTTCATAGAGGCATCAACTGATTGGAAAACTAATCATTATCAAGAATTTAAGAAAAAACCAAGTCCAGGTATAAAAGACATTGAAGAATGTTATAAGTATTTATTAAATGATGCAGAGGGTAAAATACTGTTATTGCTTGATGAGGCTGGTGCTCTTGATAAGGGTTTCTTCAAAGGTGGTGAAGGTAGAGGTGGTTTATTTGAGGTTTTAATGAATCAGTTTAGAACGGCCTCATTTATACGTACAAAAGTAGCTGTCTACCCTAATTCATACTCTGATATGCTAACTGAAACAAGATATGGCGATGTGGTCATGCTTGAAAATAGTGTTATGGATGAAGCGGGATATAAAAGACTTCGAGCCAAGACTATTGATATAATAAACAATTACATTAATCCAAAAAGTGATGAATCAATGCCATTTAGGGCTGAGGATGTTTTTGAAATTAATGACAAATCAATTTACGGCGATGCTCTTGAAATGATTTTATATGCTTCCCACGGGAATATGAGACGGCTTATACATATTTTGGATATGAGTATGGATGCGGCTTATTCAGAAGGCTCATATGCGAAGCGCGTAGAAAAAAATAATGTAATAGAAGCATTGCGAAGGCATGCTGTTAATAATGAAGGTACTTTATCGAATCAGGAAAAAGAATTTTTAGAAAGCCTTGTTAAAGTATGCCGTAGTCGGTCGGCCTACAAGTTTTCATTCCCAAACGTTCCTCTTTATAAATATACAAGTCGATCTAGAGAATATAATATAATCAATGTTGATGAACCAGGCTCAGGTCGCAAAGCAACTGTTTATTCTTTTGATTTCTCTTTTTGTGTATTAAAAGATATACCAACCCATCGAATGAATGATGATGAAAGAGTATACAAGGAACGCTCAGGAGATCTCGGTCGATGGTCGTCAAGGAAAGCGATAATTAGTAATAATATGATCGAGCAGGCATCTTTTCCAGGGAAAATTGAAGGTAAAATTACATGGTATGATAATGAAAAGAAACACGGCTTCATAACGGTTGATGGTTCCCCAGATAGAAAGATTAATGAGTATTACTTTCAATGTAAGCAGATAATTGAGGAGGATAAGGGAAAAACAATACATGTAGGTAAGAGGTTGCGTTTTTATCCGAGCGAAACGGATGGTGGAGAATTAGTCGCTTATGTAATTGAGGTTTTATAGTTAAATTTTTAATAGCTTTTACTACGTGCAAAGAGTGTGTTCGTTTAAAAAACACTCTTTGTATTTTTAATTTTATATTTTACATTGTCATTTCATTTACACACTTTGGGTGCATTTTTTTGCGTGTGTTCGACACGCCTGCTCTTTGCGTGCCCCGCCAGATTTGACGCACTTCCGGCGCGTTCGTGCACTTGCATTAAAACCGACCTGACAAGCGGGCAGGCGAGGCGGGGATAGCACTGCGCGCCAGACGTGATGACAGCATTTATTTTGCGCGTCGTGGTAGTGCGTTGTGCTTTCGGTTGGGTGACGAGGTGTGCGAGGGATTACGGGGCGTGTGCGGCGTCTGATGCGCTCTGTGTAAGTGCCGCCCGGAGGCGGCATTTTTGGCGGGGTTTAGTCAGTCTCTATGCTGTAATCCTTAAAGCGGATCACCTCCATCCCGAGCCAGTCGTTTATCTCTTTAAACCGCTCCTGCAGCGGCGTCAGCTCGTTACGCACAAACACCCGCGCCACCTTCTCGATATCGCCCATCGAGCCGATATTTTCAGGCTTGCCGCCCATTAGCTGAAACGGCACGCGGTGCGCGTCGAGCAGGTCAGCGGCGCTCACCTTCTTGATGTTAAAAAAATCATCCTTCGTGGCAACTTCACTCAGCGGCACGATCTTGATGCCGTCCGGTTTCCCGTTTGGGGCGTAGAAAAACAGGTTTTTAAAATTCCCGAGCCCTTTCGAGTCACGCATCGCGGAGCGCAGCGCCTCGACGTCGGTGCTGCTCTGTGCCGCGTCGGTCACGTACATGATGTAACCCGCGTGCGCGCCATTCTGGTAATACTTGCGACGAAACAGCGTGGCGGATTCATTCAGCCAGGCGGAGTTTAGCGCGCTCAGGTATTCCGGCATCCCGTAGAGCTCCTGATTGATATCGGGCTCAAGCAGGTGAAACATCGAACCGGGGGCGAACTGGTGCGGATTGGTAAAGCTCGACACGTACCAGTAAACGCCATCCTCGACACCACGGCGGGTGTATTTGGCCGGGGAGGTTTCCAGTTTAAAGAGCTGGCCGGTCACGCTCATGCGCTTTTCGAGATAGCCGTTGGCAAACACCAGATAATCAAGCACAAGGCGGCTGAAGTCCTGACGCGACAGCAACGGGTGCGGGATAAAGGTGCTGGTCAGAATGTTGCGCTTGACGTAAATCGGGGAGCTGTGATGTACGGCGGCGCGCAGGCTTTTTGCCAGTCCCGAGAAGTTGACCGGCGGCTCGTACCATTTGCCGTTGTTGATGCATTCGACATAGTCGAGGATGTCGCGGCGATCCAGAACGGGGGAGGGCTCACCAAAAGTGAACGCCTCCATTTTCTGCGGCGCGCTGGCGGTCATGTTGGTCTGTTTTGGCTGTTTCTTTTGGCGTTTTTTCATCTTAGTTAATATCCAGAATGGAGCTTGATTGCATACCGCTACCGGCGGAAAGCGGCTCGTTTAACAGGGCGTGCATGGTCGCCCACGCGATATCCGCGTGGCTGGCTTCCTCGCTGCGGCTGGCTTCATAGGTGGCGCT